TATCAATGATGTTTGCATGGACAAACAGTTATAATAAACAAGTAAAGTTTAAATGTGTAGTTGGTGCTTACATTAATAAAACAGGTGGTGTTATGATTTCCGGAGAGGTTGGTAGTTGGGTTAGAAAACATACCGGTACTGCAGATACAGAGACAAAAAATACTATTGATCAGTATATCTCTAATGCATATATGTATTACAATCAGTTATGTTCTGATAAAGCTGCTATGGAAGTAATAAACTTAAATAAGAGAAAACAATCTCAACTTTTAGGAGTATTATTTGCTGAGTATGAGATTCTTACTACTGAACAAGCTAGTGCTGTAAGAGATCAAATGAAGAAACCTTATCATGTATTTACAAATACAGATAGTTTATGGGCCTTCTATAACTATGTAACTAATGCATTACAGTCATCACATCCTAAGACATGGATGGAAGACCAAAGAATCTTGCATTACTTTATAGGAACAATTTGTGACTTTAGTACACCAGTTCAACCTGTTAGTACACCAGCTGAAGATGTTAGTACACCAGTTGACCCGTTAACTACTAACTATGGTCAACCTGAAAATCAGACAAACTTGTTGGTACAAATTGCTGAAGTTACAGGAGATGACTCTGTGTTAGAACCACAACTACCTGATAATCAAGTGGTGCAAGATGACCCTGAAATGTTAGAGATTGTGCACCAGGTAGATGAAATACTTGAAACTTTAGATGAAGCTGAGGAAGATGTATTAACTGAAGATGAGTTAGCTCATGAACTATATGGTGTAGATAATGACATAGAAGTTTCAATACCAGGTCCATGTGCTGCTCATGATGCTGAGCTAGATGAAGATGTATTTGTTACAGAAGATGGTATTGAAGTTACAGAAGAGGAATTACCATGGGATAATGATGAAGTAATAGGTTACACTGATCCAGATGGCAATACTTTTGAAGCACCAGTAGTTAATGAAGTAAAATCTTTACAACCAACAGCTGAAGATTATGAACAGTTTCAGATAGATGAAATACTTGAACATAATGATGCAATAGCTAATACTTTTGAAACTTCTGTTGTTACTAATGATCTTGATGAAACTTTTGCAGAAGAAGATAATTTTAATTTAGATTTTTCTGAGGATACTGGAGAAGAAAATGAAGCTCCAGACTTTTTCTGATTATACTTTTGATTTTAAAAAAGTAGGTTAATAGAGAAGAGGATAGGTAATACTATCCTCTTTTTTTTTAAATTAGCGGTATGGAAAAACAACTTAAAGCAGTGGAAGAATTCCACAAAGCATTTGGTCAAGAAAATGGTAAGTGGCCAATATTATTACCACACTCTGAGTTTGATCTCAGACATACTTTAATGAAAGAAGAAAATGATGAGTATTTAGAAGCTTGTCATAAGAAATCCTTAGTAGATGTTGCTGATGCTCTAGGAGATCAGTTGTATATTCTATGTGGTACTATTCTTAAACATGGTATGCAACATATTATTCTTGATGTATTTAATGAAATTCAAGAAAGTAACATGAGTAAATTAGGACCTGACGGGAAACCTATTCTTAGAGAAGATGGTAAAATCTTAAAAGGACCCGGATATTTTAGACCAGATTTAAGTAAATTTATTAGAGTAGAAAAAGATGCATCCAATAGCATTCAGGAAAGCAATAATTGAAGCATATCTTGCGGGAGCAAGTAGTATGTACTGTGGGTGTTATGAAATGCCTGGTAAAAAAGAAGCCAAAGATTGGTTTGATAATGAGTATGGAGAACAAGAGTCAGAAGAATGTGACTGTTGTGAAGAAACAGATGATGAATAAATAGGGGAGCCTTCGTGTTCCCCTTTTTTTTTCTTACCTACCTTGTGCTCTGTATGCTTTTTTATAGTTCTTAGACTTCTTAAGTTTTGAAGTCTTAGATTTTGCATGTACACCAGGACGGGATACTTTATTGCTCTTATAAGTCTTAACTGATGTTGTGTTAGTTTTTGCCATAATATATTATTTAGTAAAGAATGTACTTTCAAATGATTTAACTGCTTCTGCAGGAGTAAAGTTATATCCTGAGTAACCCATTAATTTTAGAAAATAAGCCCAAGATTTATTATCTCCTTTTTTCCAAACACCTGTTTCTTTTTGATATTGTAATTTTTCAGGATTCCATGTAAGAAGAAACTGATCAGTAAATTTAATAGCTCTATCAAGTGTACCTGTCATTGCAGAAGGTGATTTTACTACTCTATATGCATCAAGTAAACCTAGAACTGGTAAATACTGTGATGTTTCACTCCTCATCCTAACAGCTTCATACAAAACAAAATTATATACAAAGTTATCTTTAGCAGCTTTTTGTGATTCTGTTAAATCATCATCATCTACTCCGGCACCCATCATTGATTTAAGTATCATTGCAAGAGTAAATGCAGCTAAAATTATTGTAGTTTCTGCTATAACTCTTCTTATCTGAGCTTTTTCAAATGGAGAATAAGTAGACCAATTTTTCATTACATTAAACTTATAATCTCTTAAATCCCTAACAAAAGTATTCCAAAATGTTGTATAGTATCCTTCTGTAGGTGCCCCTAATTCTTGGTCCATACCTAGACGTTTCCATCTTTTTTTATAGGCCGGAACTAAATGTTTTCTATACATTAATAATACTCTTCCTAGAGATCCACGTTGTGCAACACCTTTATCAAATTCATTATAGACACCATGCATTCTTTTATTTAATGCATGTAACCTAGATTGAAAGTTTAATCTTTGTTTTTCATCATAATTAAAAGCTATATATTCACCAGTATCATCTTTTATTGGTTCTTGATTAGCATCTACTTGTAGTATTTTTATTTTACCATCTAATTCAACACCATATTTTTGGTGAGCTTCTAATAGAGTTATTATTTCTCCGTTTTCATTATCTAATACTTTAGTAGCATCCATTAATGCAAACATAGTACTACCTTGTACTTCATGTTCACCAAAAAACTGGTTAAAGAATAATGTATTTGTGCTAAATAATTTATTAGCCATACTACCTGTAATATTTCTACCATATTGGTCTTTAAAATTACCTTGTATAGCATCATAATAATCAAATAATTTAGTTGCTAAATTAGTTGGAGCAGATTTACTAAAGTCTGAAATAAATCCAGGAACTGATTTAGAGTAGTAAGCTTTTCCTTTCATAAAATTTTTCTTATTGAAAAATTCAGCAGAATTAGCTTCAATCATTACTTGTATATTGGCTTGCATATTATTTGCCACACCTTTTAATAAGTCTGCAGCAATAGTTGTAATAGCAGAATAACCCATTAAATTATTTACAATTTTATCTATTTGTAAACCAAATAATTGTTCTGATTTTTGCATTTCCCCATATACAACCATATCTATAAATGCATCTACGTGCTTTTGAGAATAATTTTCTCCATTCTTTTTTATATATTCTTCATAACCTAATTTTTTTGCAAATGCATCTAACACAGGTTTTCCAAGAGAGTTGGTTTTTAAAACTTGTCTATCACCTATTATAGTTTGGAATAAAGAAATTTCTGAGTTTATTTTATTCAATGATTCATATCTATTAGCCATTGAATCAAATAACATTACAGATCTTGCAATATTTAAACTCATATCTTCAGTAGGCATTATTTGGGTATAATATACCGGAATAAATTTTGCTTCTGTAATACCTAAACCAGCTAAACCATATTCAGTATCATAAGCTTGTATTTTTACAGCTTCTTTTGCTTTTGTTTTTACAGTTTTTATTAAACCTTCTTGTTGTAATCTTTCACCATCAGTTTTTACTATTGAAGGTAGAATATATCCTTTTCTTTGTACTTCTGGTAATTTTTCTTGTGCAGCTAGATATATATCTAACATTTTTTTATGATACTCTCCTTTTGCATTTTTAGGTGTACCATCTAAATTATATAAAGCTGTCCAGTTACTATTTAAATATGCATTAGATGGTTCAGATAACTCTCTCATATAAGTAACTACACCATTTTTTTCATGCTTTACACTTTTCAACCAATCAGCATATTCATCATCAGTAATAATTCTTTTAGATAGTTCTAACTGTTTTTCTTCAATTATTTTATTAATTTCTGAAATTGGTTTAGCCTGAGTATTTTTTCTATACCAAGCAGCTCTTTTAGATCTCCAAGCTTTTAATGCTTGTTTTTGTTCAAATGTAGGTTTCTCATCTAGAATAGGTTCTTCACCTATTTCTTCAAGCATTTGATTTCTAGCTTTATTAAATTTAGTTACATCATATTTCTGTACAAAAGCATATGTTTTTACATATTCTATTTTACCATCTTTATCTTTAACAGGTATTTCTATAGTTTCATAAACTCCTTCATTAAACTTAGCAGGATTATCCCTATTACCTTGTGTTCTTAAATATTCCTCAAAACTTTCAGATACAGTACGTTCCATTATTATATCTTTAAGACGAGCTTCTTCTAGTCCACCTTTAACAGCTTTAGCAAATAAACCTAGAGGAGCATCATGAGAACTAATAAGAGGTCCTACTAAAAAATCAAATACATCTTCATCTTTGTTAGCTACTTGAAGCATTTTTATTAAACCTTCTCTATCTAAATTAAAAGACTTAAACTTTTCTTTTCTTTCCTCTAATTCAGCTACTCTTTTAGCTTTCTTTTCATCACTTAAAGTACTATTCTGTATATCAGATATTCTTTGATCTAATACATTCATCTCTGTATCTAATCTATTAGTAATATCTGGACCTTTATATTCTAATAAAAAGTCAGCAATTAACGGAATACCTTCTGTTAATACTTTTTGTTTAATGGTTTCATGTACACCTCTTATCTTAATAATTTTTTGTTGAGGAGTTAAAGGTTGACCAGGAATTTCATTACCTATATTTTCTGGTGTAAAGTAATTATCCAAGTCTGCTTTACTTATTTCATCTAGTATAGAATAACCATTGATAAAATCATTTATAGCAGATAACTTTCCTATTACTTCTTTAGGATCTAGACTATCTTTATTTTTTAAAAGATAGGCCATTTCTAAAGATGCTTTTCTAGATTTTTCATAAGCATCATCTACAAACAAGTAAATAGATTTAACACCTTCTGCAACTTTTACTTCTTCAATAAGTTCTCTAAGTTTTTTCTTTTTATATTCTTTATTTGTAATGACTTTATTTTGAAGAGTAGCATATTGTTTTTCAAGATAAAGTATTACACTATCTACTAATTTACCAAAGTCTCTTGGGTCAGTCTCTTCCTCTTCTTTAGTAACAGCTTCAGCTTCTTCAGCAAAATCTTCTGTTTCATCTGAAAATGTAAGAGTATCTGGAGTACCATCATCTAGAAGATCTTGTTCTAATAACCAAGCTTCAAATGCAGCTGATTCATTACCATTAGCTTCTGCTAAAAGTCTTTTCCAATCTTCACTATCTTTATTAGGACAGGCTAACATAATTTTTTAAGTATTTCAGTTTCTATTTTTAATAAATCTTCTTGTGTTTTAGCTTTTTGTAAATTTAATAATACATCATTAGCATCTATACCTTTTTCAGCTAAAATTTCATCTATTGGCATAGTAGCACGTAAATTTGTAAACTGATCTATTAAAGCTTTTCTTTTACTTTCATCTACAGGAGTGGTACTTTGTTTTTCAACTAGACCAGTTTCCATATTAACATTTCTTAAAAGTATAGTATTATTATCTACAAGATCATATAGATTTCTAGAATTTCTAATCCAAGTTCTTGTACCAGTAGGCAGACTTACAATAAATTTATTTGGTAATACTCCATCATTATCATTTAATGCAGATTGAAAAACTTTCATATCTTCTTCTTGTACTGTGGGTTGAATACTTATAGATCCTTCAGTAGGTTGAGTAGTTCTTAATTCATCTCTTACTTCCATTAATAATCTAGGAAACTCTGTACCCCACTTACTTTTATCTTGTGTATGTGTAAGGGTTGCGTTACCTGTAGCAAGCAGTTTAGCAAGAGCATCTGGATTTTGTTCAAAAGATGCTTTTATTAACTGACCCATTAGTTGAGTTTGTTGTGCATCAGTAGTTGTGCCTAAAGGTCCTCTAAATTTAGAAACAGTCATTATACCATTTCTATTAAAAGGAATATAAGCTTTGTTATCATAAGTAGCTTTATCAAACTTTCCTCCTTTTAAAGATTGATATGCCTGTTCTACAGAATTAAAAGAAACACCTTGAAAAGTAAAAGGTCTTACAGCAAAATTACTTAACTCAGCATTTTCTCCTGTACTTGCGTAGATGTTAATCTTAGTTTCTGGTCCAAGTGTAGCTACAGGAGCTATAGTAGGTTGAGTAGTAGCTTTACCTCTTAGTTCTTCTACTATTTCAGCAAGAGTATCAGCATGAGAATGATAACCACCTTTTACAACAGTTCCATCATTATTATAAACCTCCATTGGTTTATAATACAATAATGTTTTACCATCAAGTTTACCTTCATTAATTTGTTTAAGTATCCACTCTCTTCTTAAAGGTTTAATGTTTTGGTGTTTAGTACCCATTAACCAATCTCTATAAGCTTGGTCAGCTTCATCTATAGTATTAAACACAGTAATATTATCAACCTTAGATTTTACAAGATTACCATTTTTATCTCTACGTTGAGAACCTATAAATGGATTACCAAAATGCTCTTCAGTATTACTAATTCTTGTTGTAACAATACCATCATCTGTATAAGGATCTGTAGCCTTTGATAAATCAGACCATCTAGTTAGATCTTTAACTGTAGGTTTAACTGAGGTTACAGGAGCTTTTGTAGTATCAGATACAATTGAAGGAGCTTCAGGCATACCTTGTGTTAAAGGCATAACTCTTCTCATAGTAATTGTTACTCTATATGAACCTGCTGGATATGTTTTACCATCAATCTTAGTTGTTAACTCAGGTAAGAAACTATCTTGAGGAGTTGGGAATGTTCTATGCCATACTTCTCTGTTAATACCATCTACACCAAATACATATCCTGTACCTGCTTGAAGATCTAACATAGCATTTTCTGAACCTAATCTTTCTATAGAGAAATTACCTTTACCACCTAAATTAATACCAATAACTGGATACTTAATAGCAGACTTACTCTCATCTACATCATTATGAGAAGATATAAATGTATCTTTTTCATAAAGATTGATAATTGCACCGTCATAGTTTGTCATATCTACTCCAGTAGCTTTTTGCATAAGCTCTCTGAATCTTGGAGTGATTTCTCCTAAAGGTTGATTATTTATAGATACAGTATAATAACCATATTTATTTTTATTACCAGGATTTATTACATCTGGAATTTCAACTGCTGGTCTTCCTGCATTATTAGTTTTATAATCCCATCTTAAACCAAGACCAATCATCTTACTAGCTTGAACCCCTTTGTTTGTTTTAGCAGCTTGTTCTTCTAGGTAAGGTTTAAGATAATCAAATAACTCAAGTTGTTCTTCTTTAGTAAGTGCTGCTTGGTTTACGTAAATACCTTCTTTAACTTGTACACCTTTTGGTTTATTAGTTTGACTTACAGGAGCTTTAACGGCAGTTTTAGGATATACTTCATCTGCCTGTAACATTTTCATACCATTTGATAAGTCTACATTTTGTATATAAACTTCTTTTGTGGCATTATCTATCATATCATAATAACCATTAGAGTTTAGATTCCACTGTGCAGATTCAGGCATAGTTTGTCTTTTACCTGTTACGTTATTGTAAAATTCTGTAAATAAAGTTTTTGGAGTGAAGAATGTTTTAGGTTTAACATTATTGCTTTTACTTAAATAAGTTTTGTAAGAATTAATATCATCTAAAGCTATAATAATAGGTCCTTCAGATAAACCAGTTAATAAATCAAATGTATCTATAAACTCATCTTTTTCTTCTTTAATATGATAACCTTTTAATGGAACATTATAGTTTTTAAATATTTCATTAGTTACAACAGTATCATATATTTTATTTAAAATCTTAGTAGTATCTTCAGGAGATACAAAATAGTTTTTAAAGAAGTCTGGTTCTGAATCAAGCATTAATGCTTTATACTGTTCAGGATCTAGAGCTTTTGTAAATCCAAATTTACTAGGTCCAACTCCATGTTGATAAAACATCATTAATGAAAACTGATTAAACAAGTCTGAAATTTTTTCATTTAATTCAGGATCATTAACTTTCTTAATTGTTACATCACCTAAGTTTCTTATGTTAGAGTAATATATCTCTGCCAGTTTACCTTTTACAAGTTTTTTATCATTTAATTGTAAAAGTTTTATATTGGCTCTTCTTGTTTCTGCTGGTGCAATTTGTGATAATATAGGATACTCTGACTTAACTTTATCAGATAAGTTTCTTATAAGATCTAAAACACTGTCTGAATAACTGTACTTAGTAGAACCCATTATATAAGCTCTATTATAACTACTTCTTAGTGCTCTTTCAGAAAGCCATGCTTCATATGCATCTTCAGGAATATTATTTTTCTTAACTAAAAACTCTTTGTATGCTAAATTATTTTCTAAAGATTCAATAGGATTTTTAGCTCTTAAACCTTCTCTTTCTAATACATATCTATAATAACTGTTTAAATTATTAAAAGGATTTTGATCTACTTTAAATACATCAAGACCTTGTTCTGCATAATTTCTACTTGTGGTATTACCTTCTAAAAATACTTTATTATTGAAGTCATCTTCAATAGCTTTTGTATTTACAATCATTACACCATTTTCTACAATAGCATCTAAAGCTGCCTCATCATCTATTAGAGTAGGGAAACCACTAACTTCAGGAGCTACATTTACTAATTTACCATCTTCATTTTGATAATTAGATAAATAGTTTTGGTATATAAAATTGATTACGGCATTATTATAGGCTTTAGTAAAGTTCTCTTGTCCTTTAATACCTGTTCCAAATTTAGATTTTATAGTTCTTCTATCTTGACTTATTTTGTCTGATATAAATTTACTAATATCTGCATTTAATCTTAGAGGAAATAACGGTAATATTAGATCTAATATTAAATCATCCATACTAAATGAAGATATTATAGACTCATTTCTAAGTCTTTCAAAACTTTCTTGATCTATTTTAGTAGATTCTGAAAGTATTTTATAATTAGACTTTCTTTGACCTACTTGTTGAGTTGTAGTTAAATTTGAAGTATCTGGAGAAAAAGATTGTTGTAAATTATCCATTCCTTCAAACTGCTTTTCTAGTTCAATAAAGTTCATAAATAAAGCTAGTGCCTTAAGACTAGAGTTATCATTTTCTTCTATACCCTTGTATAGTGTATCTAATTGAATATCACCTTCAGGTAAATAATTTTTTGAAAGAACAGATGTTGTAAATGCATAATTAGAATCAGTTAATAAGTCTGTTATATCTTTATTAGATATAAATATTTTTTTATTAAACGTATCCTCTTTCTCATTATAACCAAATAATGCATCTATAGTATTAATTTTTTTAGAATTTAATTCATCTACTAATTGGCTTAATGGAATAATTCTTTTTGCACCCTCTGCTATAACATATAATTGACTTTCATCATTACTATTTCTAACTGTATTAATTGCTGCTCTTAGTTTTTCTCTATTAACTTTTTGTATTAAACTATCTTTTTCAGCATTACTTAAATTATTTAAAATAGGTAAAGCAATATCATTTAGTGCAGTAGATTTAACTTTAGAAGCTTTTTGACCATTTATAATTGCAAAATAAGCACTATTCATTAGTCTTTGCAATTCCATATATTTTTTAATCAAAGGTTGATTAACAAACATAAAAACTTCTTCTTCATCTACTCCAGCCTGAGTTAAGTAACTAATTACATTAATACCTTCCGGAGTCATTTGTAAATCAAATGGAAAAGGATTTTTTGCTCTATCTAATATACCATTAAGATTATGTGAGTTTAAATCAGTAATTCTACTACCTTTTTGAGTTTTTTCTCCAGATAATGAAATTACATACTCACCTTTTTTATTCTTAATAATGTTATGTTTAAATCTCATTATCATAGGTAAATCTATGTTTCCTGTAATAACTTGACCTGTATCTATATCAAAGAATTCATTTCTATATGTAGCTGGCATTTTATTACCAATAGTCTTAAATATAGTATGATTCTTTGTTATTTTAGCTTGTATACCTAATGAAGGTTCTAAAGATAAATTAGCAGCATGTTTATATAAATTGTAAGTTGCCTCTAACAATCTCGTAGGACTAATTACATTTGACCTTTTTCCATCTTTATCAGGAGCTGATTGATTTGGCTCTGCATTTCTTGGATTTTTATATCTGTCATAACCAGTTCTAGACTTCTCTAAATAAGGTATATATTTATCAACTAAGTGAGTTAAGTTTGGTGTAACTAGATAAGCATAGTTTTCTGGAAGAGCTAATAAAGAAGTATGTGTTTCAATATATTTATTTTGTAAATACTTCTTTTGTTGTTCTATTAACTGCTCAGAACTTATTTCAGGTAATTTTTTGAAATCTTCTTCAGTTAATCTTTTACCTGAATTTTTCTTATCATTAAATTCTTTTTCAAGAGCTTGAGCTTTCTTTAATTTACTATCAAAATCTACAACTCCTTTGCTGATGTAATTACCATCTTTATCAATGTTAGCCATTGCAAAGAAAAGTTTATCACCATCAAAGTCAGAACCAGCTTTTGCAACTATTTCTGTTGGTACTATAACTGTGTTACCAAAAGCAGGATCTATAAAATGCCATACTTCAGCACCTTCTATAGTATTTGTTGCATCATTAGGAATTCTTGGTCCACCAATAGTAACTGCTTTTCTATTATCACCTGTGTTTAACCATTCCTCATCTTTAACTAATTCATTAAGTCTTTCAATAGTACCTATTTTTTGACCTTTATATTCTTGGTTTAATAAATTTGTATACCCACCTTGTAAACTAATTGCTACTTTCATCATTTTTGTAGCAGCTCTTTCACCAGTTTTTTTATTAATTACTTGGCCTCTTAAGTAGAATGGTAAAGTATTGGTCCCTAAAAGTTTTTTCTTTTCTTCTGGGTCTGTTATATTCTGAAATCCTGCATCCCATAAACCATTTGTAAATGAAGTAGGGGCTTGTACTAGTGGTTCACCATTAGTAGTTTGTTTTATCAATCTTTTTTGAATTATACTCATTAACAATTTTTCTATATCCTGAGACTCAGGGTGAATAGAAAAGTCCATTGTTAATTGACCATCATCGGTTGTGTTTAATAATTTAATTAAGTGATTTGGTATCTCTCTTTCTTCTAATTGTTCTCTTATAAATTCAACAAAGTTTTTAAGATTACCTTCATATCTTTTAGTTGTTTCATTATAAACATAACCTATTTCATTTAATAAATCAGCTTTTAAAAGATTTGTATATTCCTTAGTAGTATTTAAATAACTATTAACTAATGCTTCATTTTGTTTATTTTTTATTTCACCATTCTCAAATAAGTTATCTAAAATGATAGCTCTTGTTTGAGTAGCTATTGGTAATTTACCTTTAAACTCATCATTAATAACAGTAACCTCTTTTAAATAAGCTAGATAAATAGGATTTAATGTAAATGGTACATCATCAGAAATACTTTTTTGTTGTTCTGTAGCAAATATATTATCTAACTTACCATTAGAAGTTAAGTTAGCAGCTTTAGACCCTGACCCAAATGTAACATATTGTACATTTTCTCTGAGCATTTTCTTATGAAGTTTGTCTAATTGAGAACCTTCTTTAGCATTAACACCAGGGATCAAAGGCATTACAGAAAACTTATGCATTGCTGTAGTAGCAATTAAGTCATTTTTTAATGAACCAAAATAATGTAATTTATAAATAGGAAAGTATTGTGCAGCTTCAGCTTGAGTAACTTTTTCTCCATTTATAATTTTTTGATATAAATTTTCTTGAGCTATAGACCAACCTCTACCAACTTTATGCAATGCTCTATATGCATCTATTGTCATATAAGCCATACCATCACCTTCAGTCATTTTTTCAAAGGCTTTAGCATTTAATTTTGTAAAGTATTCTGCAGTTTCTTTATCATATGTTTTAGAAAACTCCTCTAACCAAGCAGCTTTCATATCATCTAGATATATACTTTTTCTTTCTATATCTTCAATAACAGCTGTATTTAAAGTATCTGAAAAAATATAATTATCATAGTTTACTTTACCTTCAGCTTTTGCTGTTTCAACAGCAGCATATGTTCTTGGTTTTTTTATATTTTGACCATCTTGATCTTTAATTTGATATGGTGCATTAAATGTATCATTAACAAAATCTATAGTACCTTGATCATATAAGAAACCTGTACCATCTGAAGTGGCTCCTGGAATTCTTTTAGACCAATCTTCTTTTGCATGATTCCATTGAGCAAAATCACCAAACATTATAATAGATGTTTCAAACTTATGTATCCAGTCATTATAAGCATATGCTTTTAAGATTTTATCTACTATATTTTTATCATTTCTTATTGCTTTAAGTTCTTCTGATGTAGGTTTTTCTGATAGCTTAACACCTGCTTTTCTTAAAAGAGATTCAGATAAATAAGGTACATCTTGATAGTAATATTGTGAATAATCTGTAACTAGTTCATTAAAATAACTTTTAATGTCATTAACCACCTTACGTAATAATTCTCTATTACTTTTTAATTCAGATTTTAAATTAACATTTATATTATTTTCAATAAGAGCATAAAGTTCTTTTTTGGTTTCAGGAGTCAATACAGTATCAAATGCACTAAAAACTTCTCCAGCATAAATATCTTTACCATTAACTACATCAACTACTCTATTATAACCGGTAATTTTTAAAAGTTCATTTCTTTGTGATCCTTTAAACTTTTTAATTCTATCAAATTCTCCTTCTAGATAACCTAGAAAATGTTCACCTATAGCATAATTTTCTCCAGTGTTGCTTTGTAAAAACATGTTAATATCTACATACAAGTTTTTATCATCTCCTTTTTCAAGTTGAATTTGTCCAGGTTCTATTCCACCTATAACTCTAAATCCTTGAGAAAATTTCTTTTCAGATATACGTGGTAATTCTGCCCAACCTGCAAGAAGCATACTATGAAGCTCTTGTAAAAACTTAGACTTATCATCTAGTTCAGTAGTAGTATTACCTAAATCATCATTTATATTTGTACCATCTACAGCAATTGCTTCAATAGACATACCTCTTTTTTTAGCACCCTCTTCATCAAATCTATCAAATAAACTATTTAATATTTTAAGATGTTTAGTATAAGTATTTACATTAGGATTAAGATAACTCATGTATGAGTATCTTGTATCCGTCCATAGATCTGATTGTTTGTCTACACTATTAAGAGCATCTAATCTAGCTGAATAACTACTATAATTTATATCTTCATACCCAGTATTACCATTAGCTCTAATAACACCTGCTGTAGCTGAATCATAACCATATTTGCTTTGTAATTCAGCAAGTCTTCTTAACTGAGTATTTTCATTAAAGTCTTCTTTGATTGTAGTAAATACTTCTTTTGGTATAGTTATTTTTAAAGTTTCAAGTGGACTTAATTTAAATTTTTCTAAGTACTCTTCTTTAAGTGGACTTAATACTTCACCAGCTTCTTTATCTAATTGTATATCATTAAATTCTTTTACTGCATCAAATATATATGCTAAACCATAATAGTCAGATTTCTCATCTAGTTCTGAAACTATATTCTTATTAGTATCTAAACCAATTCCAATGGCTTGTGCAAATTCTAAAGCTCTAGATTTTTTTAAATTTCCACTAGTATCTTTAAACTCTGATACAATAGCATTTAAATTCAGTGAAGAAACATTATTTGCACTTTTGTTTATAAATTTAGTTTTAGGAGAACTTTTAAATTCAGAAATCCATCTACCTTGTATAGAGCTAATTGATAATGAAGCCTGTACAGATTGTAAATCAAACTGACCTTGATCATTAATTGTAGCAAATAACTGCATATACTTAACCTTAGCTTTACCAAAGTCTTGTACAAATTGTCTACTTATATCAAATTCATAAGTATTTGTTGTGTTTGGTTCAGGATACTTACTTTCAATTAATTGTTTAATTTCTGGAAACTTTTCAGATTCTCTAAGAAGAGCATCATAAGCTTTTTGTCTATCTCTTATACCACCAATAGTTTTTGCAACAATATTAAATACTTTAGAAAAATCAGCTCTTTGTTTAAAACCAAATCTATCAACAGAAGTATTACCTTGAGAATCTACTTTAAATAAACTTTTTAAAATATAGGCTGTTTCTTTACTCATTAACTGTTGTAAAGAAACCTTACCTTTTAAGTTATCATTATTTAATTCTTCTTGTCTTGTTCCACTATCACCAAGTTGTGTTGAGTCAATTATATTACCATCTGCATCTAAACTTTCTGTATAATCTGTCTCATACTTTTTCTTTGCTACATCATAATCAGTATTTTCAAGATAGTATTTAAGAACACCAGACTTATTATCTCCCCAGTTATTAAGAGCTAATTGTAATATTCTAATATTATCTAATGTTAAAGATTGTTCTTCAGATAAATTTAAATTAGGTTGTAAAGCTTTTTGATTAAGTTCAAAACCTGTATATGCTTTTGCCTTACCCTTTACATAATTATTATATTGTAATTCAGCATCTTCTACATTAGATACTATAATAATATCTACAGGCTTGTCATTTGCATTTTTAATCTCATTATGTTTATAAAAATCAGAAACAATTTTTATAGTACCAGCATAAGATTCACCTTTTACTCTTTCACCTTTTTTTAATGATGGAGTAAGTTTAGAAAAATCTAAAACTTGAGAAGTTAAAAATACATATTTATGATCTCCTTTTTTATTTGTTAATTTAGCAGATGCATACTTTTCTATTTGACTAAGATTATTTAAACTATTAAAATCAAAGTCTGGTTTTAACTTGTCTAATTTTTCTTTTTCTGTTTTAAGTTTATTCTCTAAAACTTCTCTTACCTCATTTAATAATATTTCTCTTCTCTGTGTTTCAACAAGAGTAGCAATGGTAATAGCTTTAGCTCCAGGAACATTCTTATATTTTTTATATCTTTCATCTATAATCTCAGCAATTATAGAATCTATTGCAGATACTAATTGTGTACTATCTTGTTTACTAAGTACATCTTCTCTAGGATTTTCTACATTTCTTACACCTCTATCTAAAGCAAATAACTCAGCGTTAGATATAAGTGGTGTATAACTATTTAAATTACCAACTCTTAAATTGTTAAACAATTCTTTTGCCATTGGTGAATTTAATACATCTATAGTAACATCTTTTTTATTAAATTTCTTAAGAATTTTACCAAAAAAAGCTTTTAAGAAATTTAATATTTGTCTAAATAAAGTATTTTTAACCGGAGTCTTAGTCTCTGGCTTTTCATTCTTCATATAGTTTCTAAAATCCTCTGCTAATTTTTCTTCTAATTCTTTTATATCTGCAGTAGAGTAGCTATATGTCTCCCCGTTTTCTAATGTAAATGTTCCTTTTAAAGATCTCATCTCATTATATAGATCAGTCTTTTGTTGAGGAGTTAAGAATAATTGTGAAAAGGCATGCCAAGCTTCATGATAGATGGTTAAGTTTTGAAATATACTACCCTTCTGAACATTATAATTTATCTTACCAAGTCTATTAGGATTAGCAAGAGTTGCAGCACTTACTATAAAACTAGCATATACATCTGAATTTACAATATTAATTATAGGATTCAAGTCTATTGCATCTCTCATAGCTTTCATACCATCACTATTCCACCAATCAATAGACTGTTGTATTTTCTTTGTACTTATTTTTTCATCTAAGTTTTTACCTTTTCTAAATAGACCATCTATTAAATCATCAGGTTTATTACTGTTGTTAGTATTGTTATGTGGCTGTTGAGCTTCAGGTTTTATAATAGTTTGTATTACATCAGCACCTGTTCTAATTTCATTAAGTTCAACTTTACTATCTATAATACTATTAATATAATTAATTTGTTTTTGTGAGAAATTATTTGAAATTTGTAAACTATCAAATACTTCTCTAGCAAATTCTTTAGTATATTTTGGATTACTCTTTATTTCATTAATTAAAAGTTTATTTAAATGAAATGACAGATTACCTAATACACCTTGATTTTGCATTTGTGCAATATACTCAGGAGAGTTTACTATATCAATTAATCTATTTGCTTCTATATCAGCTTCAGTAGTTGTATTTATAGGTATAAATTCATCATCAATAGACTCTTTTTTTGGTTCAGCAATTGGTTTATATAAAACAAGTTCCCGTCCTACTGATGTCATATCATCATCAATATAACCTATAAGTGATTCATAACCATTATCTAACATTGCTTTAGCTAAAGCATCATTCATATCTTGTGTAGAATCAAAACTTTTTCCTTCTAATGCACTTCTTTTTATTTCTATAAATTTATTTATACCTTCTGTTGTTGTTGTATCTAAAGTTTTTGTAACATCATAAGATACTTCAACCTCTTCTACTGGATCATTAGCACCTATTTCTTGAAAAGGTTTATCTAATGCATAATAAATTCCTGAACCTCTTTGAGCATAATTTACTTTAGATGAAAAAGTACCTGATGTTCTATAAGCTTTTACTTTAATTATATTTGAAGTTGCAGGACCTGTAGAAGAATCAAACTGCAATGAATAATTAAAAAATCCCGGATTGTTTTCAATAAGGGTTATTGTAGGATTTTGAGCAAGTATTAGATCAGTATAACTTTTTCTTACAAATTCTTTAGTATTTATATCATAAGCTCTATATGATTTATTTTTTAATGCATCACCTGTTGCTGGAGAATCTGAATAACTAATAAAAGTTGGATAGCCTCCATAACCTTGAGTTAAAGCAACAAATAATTCTTTAGAAATTTTATTTGTATCCTCATTAACTAAATTAGTATTAGATAAATTATACTCAGCAACTTGATTGATTAAACCTGCTTTTTCATATAATTTTAAAAATAAAGTATTTTGAGCAAAGTTATATGATATATCAAAATTTCTAACAGACTTTGTCATTCCTATAGGAATAAACTGTTTTATAAAATCATATTTTTGTTGAACTGTAAGTTTGGGATTTATAACAATTTGTGAAATTTGTTGTGCTATATCCTCATTTATTCTCATTCTATCAATAGGAAAAGCTTCACCATTTATTCTTATAGTAGCTCCTCCTTTTTTAACAATACCATTTTCTTTACTTTCTGTTATTATGCTATCTAAAATATTTTTAGATTGATTTGGAAAGTTTAATAAAGTATTAAGGGATATTTCTGAACCAGAAGCAATACTAGCAATACCATTAGTTATTCCTGTAATAGGTAATAAATATGCGGCATCACTTGGTTTTCTTCTTAATGCAGCATCTTGTATTTCTTTAAGTGTTTTTAAATCTTCTTCTTGTTCTTTTTCTATTGACTCTAAATATGCTTTCTTATCTCCAAACTCTTCTTTATAAGTAAGTTTAGCAATCTCTTTTGGTGTAAGAATAGTACTGTCATTATTATAAATATTTGTAGCAACAAGTTTATTTTCAACTACTCTAACGGGTCTCAAAAATTGATAAACTATTTTACCTTCATTTTTATTAGAAATATTACCAGCCTCATCAAAATAAAGCATGTTTCCTGCTTCATCAGAAAGTATTAATACAACTCTCTCATTAATTTTTAAAACTCCTGTTGGAGTATTTTCACCAATAGATCTAGCTTTTATAATTTCATTTTGAGTTTCTTCATCAAATAATTGTTGTCTATCTCCAGTAGCAAAATCATTTAAGTTAAAAGCTCTATAAAATAATTTCTTATTTTGATAAACTACTCCATCTGTAATACTTTGGTTATTCATACTATTTTGTATGGAAGCCATTGTATTTACAATAGTTAATTTATTAGGATCTATTCTTTCTATAATTAATTTTTTTCCTTTAGTTGAAGGTTTTACTTTAATATAGTTTTGACTAGTTCCTGTTAAAGGACTAAACGTTCTAAATCTTTTTGAAGGCTTTATTGGTTCATTTAATTCAGTTTCTTTTAACTCAATTTCATTTTCCTTTATATCATTAGTATTTATACTTGCATTAATAGCATCAGAATCTACAGGTTTATTAAATTCTTTAAGTACTTCATTTATGCCATTTTCAGATCTGAATGATCTATTTAATTTATTTAATGTATTTAAATCAATATTAATATTACCTTCACTAAAGTGTGAAGTATATGCAACTAAAATTAATTTAGGTAATGATGCAATATATTTAGCAGCTGCTTCAGGTGAACCGTTTGTTTTAAGTTCATTAAAAAAACTTTGCATGAATGCATTTGGATCAAACGTACCTTCTTTCTCTGCCTTTTTTAAATTTGCAACAACATATGAATAAAGTGATTTTATTATCTCTGGATCATTTATAGCACATTTTATCATTACTGACACATTTTAAATTTATTAATTAAATCACTCTTTATATCATCTATATCAGCACTTATACCTATTTGATAAGCTTCTTCCTTAGATTCATCAGAAGATACAAAAGCATCCTGAGCATCAAAAGTTTCATCAAGAATTTCTTTTTCAGCAGGAGATGTTGTATAAGTTGTATCTTCTTCAGATATATTATTTAATTGAGATTCTTTAACAAAATTGTTTACTAAATTACTTGGAGATACTATCATTTCTTTTGCATTTTTTCTAGGTGTATTTTGTTTAGTAGCCAATTTTAACACAATGTCTCCATTTTCTAATAATTTTGTTACAACCATTTTCGGGTTATTATCTCTATTAAGATAATAAATATCATTTACTTTTACAACACTTTCACCATCTATTGTTGATTCTATTGGATCTGAAAAAATATCCACTATATCTACATAGCCTGAATTAACTCTAAAGTTAGCATTAAAATCTTTAACATCTTTTAGTTGAGATTCTATTTTATCTATAACATTTTGTTTTAATGCTTTATTAGCTAATTGTTTTTCAAGACCATCTTGTAATTTATCTAAACTAGCCACAGCATCTTGTATTTGTTCTTGTGTAGTAGCTTGAGTAGCATTATTAAATGTATCTAAGATAGCTTTATCTTGAGCATTAGTATTATTTAAACTTATAAGACTAAACACATCTCTCTGATAATCAGAATATGCTCTAGCTACAATATCATTATTTGAATTAACTTTTAGATACTGTATTCTTTTAACAGCTTCATGTATTATTTTTGATGCATCTTCTCTAGAAGGATTTCCATTTTGTACAAAATCAATTTCTTCTGGGGTTAATACTCCTGTAGATAAACTATCAATTGCTAATAATTGTCCCGGAGTTGGTGCATAAGAAACTTTTCCTACAAATCTATCTTTATGTACTTTAAATACATTAGAAAAAGCTGAATCTTTTTCTAACTGTTCTTGTATAAATTCAGAGTCTTCTGATAAATCTACATCATTAAAATTCTGATTAATCTTAAACTTGCTAAGTCTTTCTTGAATTGTCTCCATTTGAGCATCAAGTTTCTTAGTTGCTTTATCATATTTTGTAATAAGACTATCTATTTTATCTTTAGGAGTTACTGTTTTAGATACACCAGATAAATCTATCATTTGTTCAACATATTCTCCAGTTTCATCTTTATATCTTGTAATTGGGAAAAGAGTATTCATTTCATCTCTTACACTTGCAATATAAAGAGGAATTAACATATCTGAAACTTGTGCTGAATCATCTACTTCAAATTCTTTATGTCCAAATTGATTTTTTAGAATTTTACCATCAGGAGTTCTTTTATAAATTAAAGGTTGATATATACCTTTAGCTTTAGGTTTTCCAGCAGTTTCAATTTTTCCTGTTTCTGAATTAGAACTTCTTTCAATAGGTAATAAAGATATACTAGCATCAACACCTATCATTCTTTTTAATAGAGTTGCATATGTAGCTTGTTGTAGTGTATAGTTTTCTCTTTTAGAATAACTTGATTTTCCTGTTTCTTTTGTTTGAATATAATTAAAGTTAAACCACTTTCTTTCATCACCAGTTTTAATATCTATTATATGTACTTTACCTTTTCTATCTACAGCAATTAAGTCAATCTCCCCGGCAATTCTATCTGTACTACCATCAAGTTTTTCTATATTAGAATCATATACTACCAAACCTTTAGCTACTATGTAAAGTTCACCATTATCTATTCTCTTTTTAATTTGAGTAAGATGTCCATCTGGTCCAAATAAATTTAAGTAAGCTTGTTTACTAATTTTATTAGGATCGTATTCTGGCATTTTACCTTCACCCAAGAAATCTTTTGCAGCTTGATCTATATAATTACCAGCTTCTCTACCATCTTCATATGTTTTTTCTGATACAAATTTGTAGATCTGATTATATAAATCTTCATTACTTATATTTGTAGTTTCTGCTGTACTAACTTGAGTCGTATCTTCTAAAGCAGCTAGTTCTGCAATAACATTAGGTGAATTAGAATAAGAATCTATTGATAAATTTGGAAATAAACTTTTTAATTTACTAACTAATTCTGGTAATGTATCTACAACAGCTTGATTAACTAATATTCCACCAATGTCATCTATACTTTTAATAGTATTTACTCCTTTTTTTCCAAGAATTATAAAAGCTCCATCCTTATAGGCAGCTCCACCACTTGTTCCTAATGCTGCTCCAGCACTAATAAATTCTTTTGAAAGTACTAATGGTGCCGTATACAACATACCACCACCTCTTTTAGGATCTAAACCATTTGTAAGTATATTAAGTAAATCTTTAAATTGTTCACCTACTGAACCTTTAGCCATTCCGTGTGCTTGTATTTCATCTGCACCTAGTTCAAGTAATCTATTTTCTTGTTCCATTAATGCTAAAGATCCTTCTCCAGATAAATCTGGATTATATTTGGAATCTTTTGTTGATTTAGTATTTTCTGAAAAATATTTTTCTATATCAGCTATTTTATCAGAAACAGGAGTTGTAGGTTGACCAGTAATATTAGTAGGTTGTAATATATTAGTTAACTCATCTGCTAATTCTTCATATAAAGTTTCCCTAAATCCAGCAAGCTCAGCTGTCTTAGCTAGATATATAAAACTTAATATTGAAGACTCAGTTTCTGATAAAGGTTGTATAGTACCATCAGGTAATTTTTCTGATACAGTGATTTTATAATTTCCTGGTTCACCTACAAGATCTTTAACATAAGTTTTACCTTTAAATGTAAAATCTTCTGCTCCAGTATTTTCTTTTAATAATTTACCTCCAAAAGCTATTTCAAATATATCTTCTAAAATATCTTTATTAACATATTGATAATCACTAGTTTCTACATCTTTTATAGCATTGGTAACTCTTCTATGAAATAAATCATTTATTAAGTAAGCTTTTTCACCAGCTTTTAATCCTGTAACAGGGTCATCTTCTGTAAGTGTTTCTCCAGCTTTTACATTTTCTTGAAGTTTTATTAACTCTTCAATCTTTTTAATAGAAGCTTTTTGTTCTGGAGTATATGAATCATATAATTCTTCTTTAGTTTTCTTTGCTGTTTCTTCATCTTCAAAAATCATATCAAGATCTAACTCTTGACCAAACAACTCATCTTCTTCTTGAGATACTGGTTTTTGTGGTCTAAGATTATTAAACTTAGTTAAGTATTCTTCAAAAATTTGATCATATTCAGGAGTACCTTCTCTATATACTTCATTTGCGGGCTCATTAAAAAATTCTTTTGGTTTAGTACCATTTTTAATAAACTCAGCAAAATCATCTACACTCATGAAGATACCTTTATCTGCTAAAGCATTTAATAAAGAATTTGCTTCTACAATACTTATTTGTTCTTCGGCAATACCTCTAAAAATATTTTCTCTATTATCATAGAGAGATTTTAACCATTGGGTATTTCTTTCTACAAGTTTTAAAAATTCTTCTGGATTATGTAGTAGATTATTATACCTAACTAACTTTTTAGATTCTGAATCTAATTTTTGATAATCTAGTAAATCATTAAATAATTCATCTAGTGTTTCATCAAATACATTATCATTACTAATGTCAGCAATAGACTTTAAATATTTATCTACAGTTCTTTTATATGCTTGAATTCTTTCAGCTTTATTTACATCATCAAAAGCTCCCAAGTTTTTATCTATAGCTTCTATTACTTGTTCATCAGTTAATTCATCTACTTTAATATTTCTTTTCTCAAGTTCTTTTTTCATTGATTTTTTAATCAACTCAAGATTCTCATATCTATTAAAGAAGGTATTGAATTTTTCTGTTTCATTAAATAACTCTGTATAACTTTCTAATTTTCTCTTTTTATTTTCTAATTCTTTTTTTAGTTCTGGGTTTAATGTACCTGTCTTTTGTAAATCTTCTAATGACTTAATTTCATTTCTAAGATTACTTATTTCTTTACCTAAGACCAAATTATCTAATAAACTATTTACTTCAGTATCTGATATAGATTCAAAAGGTTTATTAGATGCAAGCTTATTTTTAATACCTGCTTTTCTTTTTTGAGCTGATTCAAAAGACTCATTAAAAAATACAGCATTTCTTAATGCTATATTCCATCCTGCATAAAGTTCTAATTTAGCATTAAATTCAGGATCTTTCTCATTTAATGTATCAGGAGAAATTGGATTAGGATACCTTTCTCTATAATAGTTATATCTTTTTTCTACAGTATCAATTCTATTTATAATATCATCTAATCTGTTTAAATATTTCTGACCCTCACCTTTCTCTATACCAGGAACTTCTTTTTCTATTTCTTCTGGAGTCATTTTTTTCATATCACTCATTCTTTCTCTGAATAGATATAAACTACCTGTCTCCATAGCAGTTGTTACTTGACTTATAAAAGCTTCATCTGTAGCATCATAAGCTTGTTTTTTACTACCATATTTTTTAACATCTGCTGCCATATCCTGAACAGCAGTATTAAATATTCTAGAATCATAAAACTCTTTTGGACCAAGACTATTTAAATTTTTGACAATACCATCAAGCATTGCTTCTTTTCTACTTTTATATTCTTGATATTCAGTATTATTAAATAATCTATTATATCCTATAGATAACATAGGAACTGCATGATTTAAAGGAGCAGCCAAAGTACCCATTAAAAAACCAGATGCAAAAGTTTCAGCACCTTGTTCTGTAAACTGATTACCAAATTCATCTTTATAATAGTCAAACTTAGTTTTATTTGCATAACCAGTTACACCTCTAGAATATAAATTCATTTTTAAAACAGAACTTTTAAAAGCATCTGTATAATATTTTTCATTTGCTCCTGCTATTATTTCTTGAGCATTTTCTTGAAGACCTTCTGTAAAATTAGATTTAAAATAACCTACTGTTTTACCAACACTTTTATAAATAGGATCTTTTGCCCAACCTTTTGCCCATGACATAAAGTCATTTGATTGTTTAGCAAACTGTTTTTTAGTATTATCATATACAATTTTACCAACTGTACCAAACTTACCATTACCAGCCTTCATTACATCATCTATATTGGCTCTCACAAAGTTTCTTATACCACCTCTAGGTCCTGTAATGTTATTAAAAGTAATTTTATTTGAGGCATATATTAAACCTGTATTCCAATATAAAGTATCTAATGAAGCCTGCTTAGCTATAGACATTAGTTTTTCTTGTACATCATTGGTTGGAGCTGTACCAAATTTTTCATAATGAGCATTATACCCATCTTTATAAACTTTATTTTCAACCATACCTGCTTCAAGTCTAGCTTCAGATAAGGCCATGTTTAAATTTCTTACATCTCTATAAAATCCTCCAGCAGTTTTAAATGTTTTAGCAAAACCTGTTAAGTTATCAGTAGCTCTAATACCTGTTATTGCATCTACAGTATTTTCTAAAGGATTTAAAAATCTTCCTATTTTACTAGTACCTGCAGCATTAGCTGCATTCCAAAATTTTCTTGCTGATTGAGAATTATTTAAAGCTTTAAGTGTATTACCTACTGCTTTACTAGCATCATATGCTGCATCAAAACCTTTTATACCTTTAAATATAGAAGGTATTTTTCTTGCATTGTTTGCAGTAGTTACTGCTGCAGATGTACCAGCTGTAAGTGGAGCTAATGCTAAACCTGCTACTTCTTCTACTATAGCTTCAGTAATAATACCAGCAGTATAACCAAAGTTCATTACTGTATTATTTACAAAACCAAATGCTCCTCCTTTACTAGATGAACCTATAGCAGCTAATCTTTCATATTCTTCTGCTCCTTCTAGATCTGTTCCAGTAAAATCTCCTTGGATCATTTTCCACATACTCTTAGGTCCATCAGTAAAACCTTTCCATAGCATTGGTAAAAATGAATGTGACATCATTCTACTCCAATCATCAGCTTTAGTAGTTCTTGCATTAAAGATTGCTTCATTATCTCTTAAGGGATGAAAACCTATTTTATCAAATGTTTCTTGTCCATAAGCTGCATATCTATCATAGAATGCACCACCACTTGGACCAGCATTATAACTATAAATTCTAGCATAGTCTTCATTAGATTGCTTACTTTGTATTAATGACTTTAAATAATCTTGTTGAGCATTCATTAAACCTTTAACATCAACTTTTCCAGGTTTGGGTGCAGATTTAATAATACCCGGATTATTTACAATATTTTGTTTAATATTAAAATTAGGTCTTGTTAGATCTTTAACACCAGGCATACTAAATGGATTAGGAGCCTGTGGAAAATTAATTTTAGGTGTATCTATTTTATCACCTTCAAAAGGTAAATAGCTATTAGCATCTGATCCAGGTCTATTAATACCACCAAACTCCGGACCTAAATCATCTAGAGGATTAAAAAGATTTTCTTCAGCCATTACTATCTATTGTTATAATTATAATTATTTATTGCTCTTATTTGATCAAAATAACCACCTTCACCTACTATGTCATTAAATATAAAATTTGTAAGATCATTACCATAAGAAGTTTCATAATCTACTAGTCTGTTTTCTATTTCAGTATTTGTATTAGGATCATATACACCATTTGTTATTTCTATAGAATACGGAGATATACCAAAATCATTTTTTGAAACAGTTAATTTATTTTTTGAATTTAAAGGATCTGTATAAACATACGGTTTACCTGTATAATCAATTATTGCAGAAATAGGATCTTTTGTAGATTCTTTATATAATGTAGTTCCTGATATTTGTTCTTTAGGTAACATGAACTGTACTCCATTTTGTTGAAGTTCTGCTTTCTTTTCATCACTGATATTAAGAGATTTAATATATGCATCTGGAAGTTTTAATATTACTCCAGAATACTTTATATCCCCTGCTGATATAGGTTTATATGCAATACCAAATTCAGTAAGAGTATTATCTTTTGTATATTTTCCTTTAGCATCTTGAAGATCTGTTAATATTTGTCGTGCTAATGGAACATCTTTCCCTTCAGAAACATGACCATGATCCCAAGCAGATTTACTAGAACCAAAAGTAGATACTCTAATGTTTTTTGTATCACCTAAGTCTAAATTATTTAATACACTTAACATCTCATATCCTTTAGCAGCAACAGGTCCCATACTCTTTGTATTAACTTGGTAATACTTCATTTTATTAGTAAATGTTCCTGTACCTGCATCTGTAATTGCATCAATTCCTGGAGGAGCATTTTTGATAACATCAGATTTTGTAAATGCTTTATTAGCTTTTTCAACAAGTTTATTATAGTTTAAATCATCACTATAAGATGAAGAATTTACTGGATACTTACCAGGAGCATATGCTATATTTACAGTTCTTGCAGGTCTATTTCTTGCACCTTCATAGTAAGCAGGTGCCCTATAATCAGTTTCTCTAGGAGCAATTACTTTTGTTGTAGTAACATATTTATTTTTTATTGCATCTGGTACACTCTTATAAAAATCAGCTTCAGATTTAATATTACCAAATTCATCAAATAGATAGTCTGGAATTGAATTACTTGGTGAATAATTAGTAGGATCTAATTGACTTTTTACAAAATCACTTACTGTAGTAGGACCTTTTAAAGTAGGATTAAGTCTAATCATTTCAGCTTTTACACCATTAGCAGCATCTTTTCTCCATTCATCTGCTTTTTTATCATATTCATTAAAACCACTAAGTGCAGCACTATTTTTTCTAACAGCTGCATATAATGGTGTAGGTTTACCATTAACTTGAATTTCTGATAAATTAGGATTTTGACTAATAAACTCATTTAATCTATTAGACATATTATCTACCTTAAGTTCCGTAGCACCTGTACGTGTACTCATTCCTTTAAGTAGATCCCTAGATTCTCTAGAAATTTCTGAATAAACTTTATCATCAAAAGTACCTAAAAGTGCAGCAGCTTCTTTAAAAGGAATAGTACCATTTTTTACTGCTTCATATAAAGATATACCACTTTTTACATTATATTTTGTTCTTAAATCTTTTGTAAGTATGTGAGATTGTGAAGCATCTACATTAGGAAGATAAGCAGACATTTGAGCAAAATAGTCTTTTCCTTTTTCATATCTATCAACAGCTAATAATTGTTCTTGTAATATATTTGCTGCTTGTTCTTTGGTCATTTTGTTATTACCAACTAATGTAGCCATAAGGGGAAGAGCACTTTGAAAATAATTTTTTACAGGGATAAACTGATCTTTTCTAACTTGATTAGCAAAGTCCAACATATTAATTTCATTTGTAACATTGCCATCTGTATCTGTTATAGTAACTCCTGTAGTTTCATTTTCTTTTTCTTTAGCTACTCTACCTATAATGTTACCATTAGCATCAGTAATAGCTTCCCATGTATGTGTACCTCTTTCTTCAACTAACCATTTATCTAATGCTTCTTTTTTAGCAAGATTAGATTTATATTGAGCAACTCTTTTTGCAGAAGCTTCTTTTGCACCAATTTCTCTAAGATTATACATGTGCTTTTCCTCCATCACTTTATATGGATTAGATTCTAAATCTGTCTTAGCATCTTTATAAGCAAATATTTGGGCAGCTTCATTTAAATCTTTAGACATTAACATACTTGCTACACCAGCATCTACTTTATATCTTAAAGTATTTAAATCACCATAAGGATTTCTAAATCCTCCTTCAGTAGAAGGGGTACTTGACATCCCGTTGTTTAAAGTTTTACCTTGTTGTTCAACTGATGCTAGTACTTTTGCATTGATATCCCGGTTCATTTCTAATTGAGCTAATTGTAATTCTGTTCCAGGATTAGCTGTTTTATTAGCAATTTGTTTTTTTAAGTCTTCTATTTTACTGTTGTATACTGTATTTTGAGCTTGTAAACCTTTGTATCTTAATTCATTTTGTCTTTTGAGTATTGTAAATTTATCTTCAAGATACTTCATTTCAGCAGCATTCTCATCATTATTAAATAAAGCAGCATTAGACTTAGCATAATCTTTTCTATCAACATAAGCTTGTGTATTATATACAGCTTGTATTGCTGGATCATTACCTAATCTTGCTTCAAATAATTTACTCAATGGTTCAATTAACTGCTCACCATTTTTATTTTTAATTATCCATCTACCATCAGGACTAAAGTTAACTGATTCAATTGATAATCCAGCTTCTTTAGCTACATCTTGAGCTACTTCCATAGCATTAACATATGGGGTATAAGTAGCATTACCAAAGTTCATAGCAGATGCATCATCAGCTTTTTTAAATTCATCTCTTTTATAATCTAGTTCTCTTAAACCTACATCCCAATATCTATCTTGTAATTTTTCATCATAAGCATTTTTAAAAGATTCTCCTTTAGATCTTTCCATCATATAATTTTTAGTCCAGGCCATATCTTTTACTAAGCCTTTATCTTCATATAATGGTTTAAATATTTGAGTAGCTTGATTTACATTTTGCTCTAATGACAAATCCATTTGAGAAATTCTTTTTAAATCAAATTCAGCTTGTTTTAAATAACTATCTCTTTTATTAATATTACCCTCTCTAGTTAAATCTGCATGGTATAATTTACCATACATATTATTTAGTGCCTTCCAATTAGTATCATACTGAGTTTGTTTTGTTTGCAAGATATTTGCATAAAAATTTAAATCAGGTTGAAAGGGTTGAAACTGAGGTATATAATCTGTGACGCCTTGTAAATACGTTGCCATAATTGATTCTTATTATCTATTGTAAAACTATCAAAATTTTATAAGTTTAATAAACTTTAAAAGTTTAGTAAAACATAAAAGGAAAAACTGTATCAGCCATTACATATGCTCCTCCATTTGCAAACTGCCCACCATATCTACCATATTGTTGTTCAAATAATAATTCTTGCATCTTTGGACTTAAACCAGAACCTTGTAAGTCATATGCAAATTCTAAAGCATCTTTTTGTTTAGTACCTGGATCAACAGTTTTGTTAGTTGGTATATAATCTACATAACCTCCAGATTCAGGATCAATTTGATAATTTTCTGATAGTTGATTTATTGCATCTGCTTGAGCAGCATTAGTTATTCCTGTATTAGTTGCTAAAACAAGATCACCTCTTAGAGCTCTTTCAGAATTATCAAATTGTTGATTTGCAATTGTATTTTCATTACCCAACTGTTTCATCATTTGATTGTTTGCCATATTATATTGATTTCTCAATGCACCAAGTCCTTGTTGATATTGATTAGCTATACCAACATTAGCATTGTCATATTGACTAGATACATCAGAAACACCTTTTGCTAACTTACCTTGTAATGCTGCTAAGGTAGCTCTACTTGCAGGACTTGCACCTGTAGAAAGAACTGCTGCAGCAAGTTGTCCTGCTTGTTCACTTTGAGCAGCAATATTTCTTGTAGGATCTAAATAGTTTACTCCATACTCTATAGGTTGCATTCTTTGAGTTTGTGGTAAATATTTTTTTAATCCCATTAAATTTCGAAAAGCATTTAAACTATTTAAAGTATCTTGTATATAATATCCTGATCTTTTTCTTGGTGGAGCAAAACCTGTATCATAACCACCTTCTACATCCATCTCATACTCATCACACTCACATTTACCATCTACCATAGGAGTCTCAACTTCATTACCATTTTCATCAGGACAATAACATTTTTGATTACCTGTATTTGGATCTACTATAACATTTGGTTCTTCCTTCTTTTTTAAAGGATCTAACTGTCTAACCCCAAAATAATTATCTACATATGCTTCTTGTAATTTACTTAGTAATTCAGGATCTTTAAGCATTTCTTCTGTGAACTGACCTGTTTTATTTTGACTAAGTTCTTTAAGTTTAGAAGATTTCATTCCTTTAGCAGTTAACCCAAACTCTTTCCACATATTTCTAATAGCATCTGGATTATTCTTTAAAGACCATTCATAGATAGCTTTTTGAGCTTGACCTTCTGACATATCTTTAATACCAGGTATATATGATTCCCATTGACCTAAATACTCATCAAGTTTTTGACCTCTATCACTAAATTTATTTTGTTTACCAGTTGGTGTTACATTTCCTTTTTTAGTTTTAGCTTTTTCATATGGTGTTATAGCTCCTGTTGCTGCAGTAGGTAGATATCCACCATAAGCCATTTCTGTAGGATAGTATGGGAAATCATATCCTCCCATTTCCATACCATACATAGCATAGGGTATACCACCATAAGACATCATTTGTTCTTGACCCATTTGCATCATTTGTTCTTGTTGCATAGGTTGAGCAATAGGTTCTCCACTTGGCATTTCTGAAGGCATTTCATTTTGTTGATCTACTTCTTCATAATCTGCATATTCTTCATTAGATTGCTGTTGTGGTTGAGCTTTTTGTGGTATTAGTTCTTCTTCAGAAATTCCATTAGCTTCCATATAAGGTTTAGAAATTAAAGGTATATCTTGAGGAAAACCTTTCATAGATTCCTGTATTAATGCTAATTCACCTAACTTCATAGTATAATTTTTAAGCATCATTTCAGCAGTCTTTCTCTCTAACTTATCTGAATTAGGATCTTGTAAAATTTTTCTATAAGGATTTAAATCATATTTTTTTGATATTGCAGCAGGAGTGTAACCACCATCTTTAGGAGATAAACCAAACTTCTTAAGTATAGAAGGGTCTTTAATCTTCATAGCTTTAGTATCACTAAAGATAAAACTATCATCTGGTAAATTTAAAGGTGTTCCTCCTTCATAGTGTCTTTTACCACCAACAGTATAAAAAGCTGGCATATTACTACCATCATTAGTAACAACTGTTTCTTTTTTTTCAGCTTCTAAGTTTGCTTCTTCTCTTGGTACAGGTTGTAAAGTTCTATTAACTTTTGGTTGAGGTTGACCTATATAAGCATTATAATCTGCACCACCAAAGGCTGGTACATCATTTGCCAATGAACCTTGAACTTGATAACCAGTTCTAGCTTGTTTTAAACCAGGAACTTTTTTAATTCTTACTTTTATCATTTTCTTTATTATATATATTCTACTTCACCACCATTAGCTAAAAATTCTTGAAGTTTCTCAGGTGTCATCATTACTTCATCACCCTCATCAATATCTTCAAAGATACTTCCTCCATCTTGATATATAGAACCACCATATCTAACTACTCCTTCAAAACCTTCTTGATCTGGTTTAAATAAACCACTATTAGTATCATAATTACCTGTATCAATTCTAGCTCTTTCAGGTGCATAAGCATCTCCATAAAATTCATTATATAATTGATTTTGAATTTGTTTTGTATCTGCTCTATCTTTTAAACCTGTTGCTAAAGCTAATCCGGTATTAATTCTACGAGGTAATTTACTGTAATCTACTTCCCACATATTTTTATTTTTGTAATCTACGGAAACTGTACCAGGTTTTTCACCATATTCTTCTCTCATTGCATCTAACTGAGAATTTAGTAACTGTCTTCCAGCATCTTGAGATGACATAGTTTGCATTCTATCTAAAGCTGGTTTAGTTCTATCATCTTCGGTTACAGGAGTTTGAAAACCATATTGAGCCATAGGTGTTCCACCAAATCTTTTTTTACCAGCAACTAAAGCATTAACTCTTTTTTTCAGTTTAGCTTCTTCTGCTTGTTGTTTAATTACTAAGTCATTTGCTTTTTTGTTTAACTCAGTTAATTGTTTCTTTTCAGCTGCTGTTTTATTTGGTTTATTTAAAAGATTCATTTCTTTTTCTCTTAAAGAATCTATTTCATTCCCCATTCTTAAAATATGATCATCTGTTGTTGAAACATCTGAAAAAGTTCTAGCAGCATTTTTTGCATCTGTATAACTCTTATAATTTCTACTACTATATCTAGCAACATCTTTTTCATATTTAGCTTTTTGTGCTTTTGCTAATTCTTCAGATGACATAGGTTTAAAATTATTTTTATTTTCTGTAATATATTTTTGATAACTATCAACAGGCACAGAAGAACTAGTATTAGAACTTTGTTTTACAGGAACAGAAATACTAGGTCTAGGTGTAGTTTTTCTTATTTGTTCTTGCATAAGATCTTTCATATATTGATCATATTCATCTCTTCTGCCTTCTGCATCAAATTCTCCAAAATAAGTTTTATAAAAATATGGATCATACATATCATAATCTTCTCCTGCTACTGGACCTCCTGGTTGAAAATAACCACCATATTGAAATGGAGCATAATCAGGATTATAAAATTTTGATCCAGATTGGTTTGTAGAAAGTCCTTTAACATATTGCATAGGATCATTAACTCTTTGAGGAAACTTATAAGTTCTATCTTGACCAAATTCAAAAGTTTCATTAGGAGTTTCATTTTCTTGTTGTGAAGCAACATTTGCTCTCATCTGTTGTATTTGATTAAACAAATCTTCTTGAGAACCTTCTATATTTGATCCATTATCATAATCACCAGGTAGATCTATATATTGTCTATCATTATCAATACCAAATTCCGGTTTTGGTGATGGTGTATTTATAGGTAGATTAAATCCAGGATTTTTAGAAACCAGTTCATTTTGTTTATTAGGACCTAAAGCTGATTGTATAAATGCGGCTAATGGGTTAGAAGGTGCATTAGCTTCTATAAAGTTTTGATCTGTTATTGGTTCTCCAGCTGCATTAATAATAGTAGTACCATTTTGTGTTCTACTTGTTGGTTTAACTTTTCCTTGTAAATAATCTAAAGCTGTTGTAGGTCCTGTTTGTTGTCTTACATCAGGAGCACTCGATTGTTTAGGAGAACTAGAATAGTCAGATAAATTAGATGCATTACTAAACATTTGTTGCATAGCATTACCAGCAGCTTTTTGATTATTTAAATAATTTGGATCAGTTGCAGTATTTATAGCTTCCATATTCTGTGCATTAGGAACCCATTTCTTTTGTTGCTCATTCCATACTAAACCTCTATCTTTTTGTTTTTGTTGGAATTCTGCAATATATTCTTTATCTTCTCCTGTTCCTGCTGTAGTAGGTGTTGTAGTAGATGTTGTTGGAGTAGAAGTAAAAGCTCCGTTTCTACTATCATCATATGCATAATCACTACCGTAACCTTGTTTAAAAGCTCTTTTTATATCACGTTCTTTAACTCTTAAATCTCTTCCAGATAATCCTTGTGTTTCTCTTTGTAAAGTAGATTCTAAGTCACTACCTTTAGGAACATTACTACCAGCAGCAGTACTACCAGCTGATGTCAAACTACCATAAGTTGGTAAATTAATCATTGGTTTTCCAGAAGCATCTCTGTTTACGTTATAGTCTATAGTATATCTTTTAGGGGCACCAGTTAACCAACTAGATTTTGTCACATTTATTCTAGAAATACCTGTAGGATCAAACATACCTGTATAAGGTTGATTAGTTCCTGGTATATACATTCCCATAGGTTTAGCCCATGTTCCAGCATAAGAAGCAACTCTTCCTGGAAATATACCAGGACCCCTACGTCCTAATCTAGGATCATAATATACTCCCGGAAATGCTTGTCTATTATAACCAGCATTAAAGTAATTAGGATTAACATTTCTATTTGTATTAATTTGAGTTCTGGTATTATTCATACCAGCTTTTTGAGCTAACTCATACATTTCTTTAGCAGATAAATCATCTCTTAAAGACATACCTAATCTATCTCCTATCTGTTTAGCATAATTATCATAACCACCACCATCTTGAAAATATGGATCAGATGTATCTTTAGAATATGTATAATCTAAATCTGCTTGAGTAAAGTTATCATTACCACCATAAATAAACTTTTGTAAGTTTCCATAAGGATCTATAAAAGGATCATTTACTATACCTCCTGCTTGAAATAATTTAAATTGATATCCTGCTGGAGGATTTAATAATTTCTGTCCCTGATTTAGTACTTTCTGTCCACTATTTAACATAGTTTGTCCTGATGGTAAGGATGCTCTACCACTTCCTAATAACTTTGTAGCATTTGAAACAATATTTGAAGCAGCATTCTTACCAAGATTAATTCCCCAATTAGGTACACCAAATACACCTGTTTGCCAAAAAGAGTCATCTGCTTGTGCTGCTTGAGGACCCATACCTAGAGAACCATAATACTTTCTTGGATCATAGTTACCATCCATTTTTTGAACAGCTTCTGCAATTAGTTCAGAATCAGGTTTCCAACCGGTTTCTCTAGCAGTTTTTTCTAACCAATCTCTTCCTTGTGTAACACCTTGATTTAAATAGTCAGCACCCTCTCTAATAAGATTTTCAATTCCAGCACCAATACCAAACGGATCTGTAGGAGGCGTTACTCCTGGTGTTACTTTTGGAGTAACTGTTTTAGGAGCAGTAGTTTTTTTCTTAGGTTTAGTAATAACTTTTTCTGTAGGTATTTTTTCAGTAGGGTCATTAGGATTTTCAGAAGGACCTACAGGTAAGTTTCTACCCATTGCTAAGTCTTCTGTTCCTGCACCATCTGGTTGTAAATAATCTGGAATACCATCATTATTATAATCTGCCTCATTCCAATTTTTTGGACCAGTAGCATTATTTGCAGCTTCAGAGTTAGTTGTATTGGCTACTTCTTTTATACTCTCATTATTTACATCTTTACTGATTTGTTCAGTTACAAGTCTACCTGGAGTTTTATTTCCAGTAGCTCTCATACCGTGCCCATAACCAGGTAAATAATAACCCATACCCATTCCTGGCATAGGGCTAAATTCCATAGAGTATCTGGAAGGTTTCCCTGTTAACCAATGTGATCTTGTTACATCTAGTTTACTAATAGGTCCCATCATCCCCATTTGTAACATGTCAGGAGTAAGACCCATAAAAGGACTCATATAATAAGGAGTATTTCTAAAACCTCTTCTTTTATTAAAACCTAATCTAGCTTGTACTAATTCATTCATAGGATCGTGGAATACATCTGTATCTCCATGAGTATAGTGAGTAAAGTCATATGGTTGTTCTTGTCCACCATCTTGCATGTAACTATCAAACTGATTTTCTGCTTGTTCTTTTATTACAGCTAACTGAGCATTATTTTTAAGTGTGTTAACAAAAGAACCTTTCATATTATTTCTAACTTCCTCTCCAGTAGGATCTGGTGTAGAAGATTGTGTAAATTCTCCTGTTCCACCAAGTTTTTTCTTAGCAAGTTTAAGAACATTATTTACATATTTTCTTCTTTCTTTTTTAAAGTTACCACCTAATTTAGCTTGAGTTTCTGTAGCTGCATTAGGGTCTTCATAATCGGAATATATTTCCTCATCAAAGTCTGAATCATCTCTATCTTCAGCTATAAGATCATTAGAAATTTTAGTTTCATTTTGTTCTGAAACAGGTTGCATAACAGGATTATTTGCTATCTGTACTTTATTGTTTTCTGTTTCTTCATCTGTTTCTTCTTCTTCATCTTCTGTTTTTTGAGAAGAATACATTTGATAAACTTGATCATAATATAAATTAGCAGTATTAAAATCTTGTTTTAATATAGGAAGAAGTCTAATTATAGTTTCTTCTTTAGGTTTTCCCGAAGCAATATCATTTGCTATAAAATTAATTAATTGCTGTTGAGAAGATTGTTGTGGTACACCACCCATTTGTGCTGTAAATTTTTGCAGCTTACTTACAAACTTTCCTTTTCCATCCGGAGATTTAGTTATTCTTACTTTCATAATAACGTGTTATATACTAATATACTAAAATTTAATTTAATGCGTAAACTTTAAAAATTTACAATTCTTCTATAATGTACCCTTGATCAATTAATCTTTTTAAGTCTTTATCATTTTTTATTTTTAATTCTATAGCTCCACCATTTTTTTTATTCCACCATCCATCAAAATCAAACATCCAATTAAAACCATAATCTGAATCTTTAGAAAAATCTGTAGTATTGATTACATCTTTAGTCCACTTATTTCTTTCATTTAAACCTCTTCTTTCGTATTGTTGAAGCATCTTATTTTTATCTCCTTTTACTACACCTTCTACAAAACTTGGAAACTTATTTAAACTACCTAGATTATATGCATAATCTGTAAGAAGCATTTGACTATTTTGAGGTAATTTATCATAAGTACCTTTACCATATTTATCATCTACAAATTTTTCTGCTTTAGTTTGATGTGCTAAAACATCTTTTTTCTGTAAATCTCTAGCTTGTTGTTCTGTTAATCCTGAACTAAAGGATTCTCCTGGTTGTAACTTGTGACCATAAGCTATAGTATTAGCTCCACCTTCTATACTAGAATGAGGATACCATTTATTATTTTTATAACCTTTTTTGATAGAGTTTTCTAAACCTCTTAGATCAGATAAATATTTTTCTAAAGTAACTGGATCTAAGTCTTTAGGAGAGTTTAATCCACTTTTTGACATTTTATTAATATAACCACCTTCTTTATAGTTTTGCGGTTCTGTACTATTTTCAGATGTACTATAAGCAGCTGCACCGGTTCCTAAACCTGTCGGAATAATATATGGTAATAAAGCTTTAAATTTATTAGGATTAGTTAAATCAAATTCTCCACTATTACCCCACATAGATTTAAGTTGTTGTGCCTTATTTAAATTATGCACTTCAACATCAATAGGTTTTAGAGTACCGTCCATTATCTTTTGAAACTCTACTCTAGATATATCTTTACCTGCGGGTGAATTTAAAAAATCTGCAAAATGATCTGTCATTACCCAGTCATTTAAAATTCTAGGTTCTCCTGAAAATCCTCTTTCTGTCATTGTAGGATGTTTCTCTAACATCCAAGTTTTAAAAGTTTCTAAATTTTTAGCTTCTAGTTCATTAGCAGGTATCTGATCAATTGCATTTAATCTAGCATAATTAGTTCTATATGCCGGATCTATAACCTCTTCACCCTTATCGTCAATATAAGGTAAACCATACTTTCTATTCTTATGTCCTATAGGATGTATATTTCCATCTATAACTATTTTATTAGTTGTTTGTGGCATATATAATTGACTTATTCCTTCTGGTGGAGCTTCTGTTAAAGATATAGCCGGCTCATCTAATGTTCTATTATAAGCTCTTGCACCATATTCATCTTTTGTTGTAAATACAACCTTAGATTTGTCACTCCAATCACTTTTTAATGCATCACTTTTATCACCCCCTCTATATGTTATTTCAGTTCCTTCAGGATAAGCTTGTTTAAACTTAGTACTTTGTTGTTGAATAAATTGTTCTGGTGTTCCTTGGAAAGGAGTTCCATCTGCATTTGTCATCCAAGTACCATTAGCTTTTGTTTGTTGTTCAATAATATTATACTCTTCAGAATTTTTAATTATATTTTGAATATCTTCAGCATCATAATTTTTATTATGTTTTTTTACCCAATTAACCCAATCTATTTCTGATTCAAAGTTAGGAATTGTTTTAGGAGTTTTTGTTCTGCTTCCTAAACCAAGCATAAGTGGTCCAGGAGGTCTATTAAAAAACTCTTTTAATTTAGCTGATTTAATAACAGGTTTTGCAGCTTTACCTGCTACACCAAAAACTGGTAAAGCACCTGCAACATCAAGAGCAACTCCTAATG